CCCCTTCTTCGCCCAGGAATAGCCCGCGAATTCGTTCCGCAGCACCTTCATCACGTGCCGGTATCTGCTGAAGATTTGGATCCTGCGAAGAGAATCGACCGGACACGGTGCCGCCATCATCCGATTTCAGCTGGTTGAATTGCGCGTGAATACGGCCCCGGTGTTCATGATCGAGGATCAATCGTTCGATGAACGTGACACGTTGTCGATTCTTACGACGAAGGTCCAGAATCTGGTTGGCGATCTCCCCTGCCTTGCTCTGCTGACCAGACAGCATCTGAAGGGTGGCCGCGGTCAGTCCGTCCACTTTCTTCTTAGCTGTCTTGGGAAAGTCCTTGAATCCCTCTGCCCTGAGAACATCCATCTGCATCTGGATATCCCAAGCGCCGATGCGTTTTCCGGTCGTGTGTTTCAGCGCCCGCTGCGCATCCTTCTCTTCCGTCAGCACGATTTCGCGTAGCTGAATGGCTTTCGGCACATCCACGCGCACGCCGGTTCGGCGCATGTCCATCAGCATAGGGATGAGATCCATCTCCAGACGATAGACCTGAGTCAGCCCCTGCTTCACAATTCGAGGCATGTAGAGTTTGTGAAGTCTCCAGGTAGCGCGAGCATCCTGCTCGGCGTAGGGACCAACAGCGAACGACGGCATCAGGGCCATCATCCCCTTGGGGCTTCCCTTCAGCCCGGACTTCTTCACCCACTCATATAGCAGGCTCTCATCTTTGCCCTCGCCGAGTTCAGTTTTCGCCAGCGCATCCAGGCTATATGAGAACCGGTGTTCGTTGAGCAGGGGGGCTGCGACCTGTACGTCGTGGATTCGGCCTTCGGGGATCCGCTTCATCCACCCCATGTCGTAGGATGCATTGGCGAAACACCATTCCAGGTCTTCCCGCATGAACTGGAACCGTAGCCATCGCATGAACTTCCCGTGGTCGCCCTGCCAATTCCCCCCGGCGTGCTTGAACGGGAAATATGAGCAGTAGTTGAGGGTCTCGAGTCCCCAGGCCAGGGCCACTCCCACGATGTATCCATCATTAAAGGCCCAACCGGGGCCTCTTGTCTTCAGGCTTGGATCGTGAGTTTCCAAGTCAAGCGCGACGCACGCGCCGGCCGGAATACTGGGAATTTCTGGGCCAGGGGGGACCCAGTCCAGGATTGGATCATCTGTGAATGCGTTCATTTCGTTCCCTCGAACGGGACAAAGCCCGCCTTCTTCACGTCTGCTTCCAACAATTTCTTGAGACGTTCCCCCCTGCGATAGGCCGCTGGGTCGTTATCAAGAATCCAGGTCAGTTCCTTCGGCCGTTTCAGCCGACTCTGAATCATATCATCCGTGAGTGGCCTCCCTGCTACTTTCGTACAAAAGTCACTGACCGGCGATAGAATACTGTGGGTTACCAGATATCGGCCTATTAGAAGAGACGTGTAGCCGTCCTTTCCAAGAAGACCCAAGGCCACCCTCTGCGCAGGAAAATGTTTCCGCCAGTTTATCATCCGCTTACCCGCATTAGACATGGCTTTCTCCTGGGCCTGGGAGGGGCCGCCAGAGGCTTTTAAGCCCCCGGCGGTGGTAGGGTAGCGGGCGGGCGCCTAGGCGGGCTCCTACCCCCTCGTGTATGGCTGCATTATGTCCGGGGCGGCGGGGCACCAGCGGCCGCAGTTTCGTCCCGCAGCGCCTTGGCAACGCGAAGAGCCTCGAGAAGGAAGTCCCGCATGCCGCTTGTCTCGTACGCGTGGACGAGCGACAGGATGATCTGCTCCTTTTCGCCGACCTTCTGGGCTGCCAGGAATTCCGGCAGCGAGATCCGATGACCTTCGTGTGCTTCGTCCGTCACCTCCAGCTGTTTCTCGAGATAGTGTACGGATTTCTCGAGATCCAAGAGTCCCCCCTTGTCCACCCAGCGGCACAGATACCGCGAAACCTGACCGCTGAGATATGAGTAGTCATACTCCACGACGAAGTCCCAGTGCTGGATGGGTTTCTTCATATAGTGGTCGCCTCCCGGTTGTCGGGTGTTGGCGCCCGGCTCCCTGATAGGATCAAGGCCCATCTGTTCGCGTGCTTCATTCACAGTCATTTCTCCTCTGCGAAAGTGTAGTCCTGGATTGCTGATGAGCATGACGCCACAGCATTGAGCGAGCCACGTTGCGGCAGCCCGTTGACTCTGATAGTCGGTCGCTTCTCCCTTCATCAGCCGATCATAGATTTCCGGAATGGCCTGCGTGTTCTCTGTCCCCTTGACGAAACCTGGAACGCCTTCCTTCCACATGTCGCGAATCCAATTCGCCGCGGCTGCCATGCCGTCTTTATCCGCTACTCCCTCGTATAGCTGACGAAGGAGGCTATCGCGACCGCCGGTGATTTCCTTTGCGGTCGCCGGCTGACCAACCTTCTTCATTTGCTGGCTCCCTTCTTGGATCCATCGAGGACTTTCTGTCCGAGTTCCGTCAATTTGACGATGCGATCCTCGCCGAACGTGGCCAGACCTTGGACGACGAGCGAAGTCCATAGTCGTAGCCCGATTGGATCGTGATCATCGTAGAAGTGTTCAATCGTGGCATTTCCTCCAGTGTTCACGATGTACTGAAGCGAGCGGATGTCTTCCGGGTGGTCGGTCATCACACAGTCACCCCCGCGTGTTCGGCGAATATGCGGAGCTCAAGGGGGACCTCAGTTCCCGCTGTCTTGATGTACTCGCTGACTCGCTGAATCACCTCCTGGTAGCGGGAGTTCCCAGCCGCGTGTTCACGGCGCGCGTGCAGGCCGGCCTCGATCAGGTCCGCCCAGGCCAGCCAGTTCCGGTCGGCCAAATTCAGCATGCTCTCGTGGAAGATGCTCTTCTCATGCGCCATGCTCTCTTCCAGCCGGCGATGTTCCGCGGTGCGCGCCGGCCGGGGCATATCGCCGATGTACTTCTCGATGAGGTCGTGTTCCAGCGCAACCTGGACCATCAGCATCTTCTCAGGCGTGTTCGGGTAGAGCGACATGACGATCATCGCCACCCCCCAGGAATGGGCCGCCACATTCTGCGGAAGCAGATTCGGGAACGTGTGCCAGCGTGTCACATCATTGCCGTTCTGGAGTAGTTCGGCCAGCAGGGGGGAATTTGTGCGGGAAAGAGATTCGGCGTCGCTCATCTCAGATTTCCTTCTTGCGAAAATACATGCGGGCGGCCCGGAACCAGTCGCAGTCATAGTCCAGGCTATCAAGAACGTCGGTGTTCTTGGCCTTCCATGACCGCAGCATCGGGTTCACAACCCGAGCGACGAACTGGTTGTCAGGCACCGGCAGGTCGGCATCATCCGCCAGCGCCTGGAATAATTCATCCAGGTCCTCCTGCAGGAATGCCGGATCAAGCGAAATGACCTTCGGATAGAATCCCGTTGGGTAGGTGAATTCCAGGCCCCGCTTGCCCGGCCCGAATTCGGTATAGATGTGGACGTTCGTGCTGACCTGATGCAGGTAGCCGACCGGCACTCCCACCGATGCGGCGATGAATTCCTGAAGGAAAGAAAACTGAACGATATTCGCGCCCAGCATTCCCCAGAACAGATCGTTGCTGCGGTTGAACACCGTCAGATCCAGCGCCCCCCTGACGATACGAAGGTTGACGTGGACATTGCAGGGAATGTCCTTGCTGTCCGCCCCAAGATCGTCAAGGCGCCATATCGCCATGGTGACCCGGCGATTCTCATGGTTCGCCTTCAGCATTTCGATCGCCAGGGGAATTTGGTCGTGCAGACGCTGGCCGTAGTGACCGCGAATGTGGACCCCATTGTCGCTGAACTCGGCCATTCTCGGGGCGATGTCTGCCAGCGGCTTCACCGGGTTCAAGCTGGACAGGATGCTCAGACCATCCAGCAGGAACAGGAACGGATTGGCCCGCCGAATGGGGCAGAGACAAACCCGCTCCTTCGGGCTTTCGGTTGTCAGGATAAGTGGATGCGGGAAGGATAGCACCTTCCCATTCCTGCTATCCTCGCTGATGGCGTTGGCGGCGATAGCCCGAGGCAGACTGTAGAGGGCTTCGTTGACGTTGCGATAGACACGATGCATGATATGCCTCCTCCTGGAAAGGCAGAACTATTATACCATGCAGTTAGTGATTGAAAAAGCTGTCATATTCCTCCCTTCCGTCAGCGTAGAAATATGCGCTCTTGCGTCCGGTATGGTCGCCTCGTCCTTCGGCCAATTCCAGGAACTTGGCCGCGACATTCCTGCAGTCCCACAGAGGCAGAACCTCTCGGGCTTTCACCAGCCAGGAGGACCACATATCTCGACAAACCACGTCCACTGTCTTCGCAATATCCCGTGGATTTTCGGGCAGCGGGACGAAGTGTGTGTTCGGCCGCAGGGGGGAGGTATCGTCCTTCCAGTCCCTCATGATAGGCACGGCTCCGCAGATGAGAGCGTCGATGGCCACCCGGTTGAAGTGCGCCCCATACTCGGCATACTTGTCCGACCAAGATGCGTCGATCAGAGCCACGCGCTTCTGCAGCAGCCCATCTCGCTCTTCGTTGCCGATGAAATCCCGGTAGTCAAGGCCGAACTCTTCAGCCACTTTCCAGATGGGCCGGCCGATCCATTCCTTCGTGACATCCGGGTCTTTCGTCCTCCACTTGTAGACGTCTTTCACCTTCTTCTCGCTCGTCATGTAGTAGCGTTCAATTCCGCCACCGGCAACGATTCGAGGACCGCGGTGATTCATGTATGGAATAGCCCGAATAAGACTGTCCACCCTTTTCCACCGCTTGAACGTCTGCAGGGATAACCATCCGGTTCGCTGACGTGGAGGCTTCCCCCCGGCCATGCGTTCCTCGATGTCCCACTGAGGGCTTGGTGTCAGAGACATCGGAAGGGGCAGCGCCCTCTTCGCTCCATTCAGGGCGCACGGATGAACGCAGCCGAGTCCCTTCCATTGGCCGGCGACAAGGCTGATCCACGGGGTGTTGAAGATATTCCCGTCGTGGCTGTACCCGACTTGCGGGATTGGGAGATCATACAGATCCAGCCAGTCCGTATTCCCCTCGTTGCTCGCCAGTTTCGTGGGGACAGGAATCTGCCACAACACCAGATCAAACTCCTTGCAGAGTTTCCGCCAATGCTTCATCGTCCCCTTGTAGCCGATCCGGCGCTCCGGGGGGTACCGAAGTCCGTACCGTTGGTCCATCCGAATTCCGGTCACACTGTCGCTGGCGCCATGCAGCACATTCATCCCATTGGAACGGATGTACTCGTGCTCCTTCCACTCCAGCATGTACGGAACAGCCTCGTGTCCCAGGGCTTCGAATCCCCGCACCAGACCTTCGGTGTTGTTGACCAGACCACCGAAATCGTTGATGAAGTAGTGGGCTATCAGAATCCGCATGTGTCGCTTCTCCCGTGAACATACTTGGACCTGACGCTGCCTTCTTTCAACGTCAGCCGGCGGTACTTGTCATACTCGCACAGGCAATTCTGCACGTCCATCAGTTCTAGCCGCTTGGCCGTGATGGGTAGGCGGGCGGCCAGCGCGGCATGGGCACGCTGCACAACCGTCAGCCACTCGTGCAAGGGCATTGCCGTGCTAAGGGGATTTCCCACAAGGCGGTTCGCACCGCGCTTGCTGCCCGGCCCCTGCGGAGCCCAGGTCATCGTGTCTTCCCATGGGATTTCGTGATGGATATGGCGAAGGTCGGCCGCGGCTTGGCCCGCCATGAACGAACCGATACCCGGCTTTCCGTTGAGCCACGATGCTATTTCGCCGATTCTGCGAGGATGCCGTGAGACTTCACCGCGTATCTTCCACAGGGGGGCCAGGATTTTCTGCGTCACCTGTAGAATCTTGTCTCCCCCCAGCGCCCCGTTCACGATGTAGGCTCCCGTGAACACCTTCTCTCCCCTGTTCTTTCGGCGAACCAGGGCCTTGGTCCACTTCGGTTCAAGATAGGGAACGGGGTAGGGGACCTCCTGCAGGCTTGGAGGCCAGTTTATCAGGCGACCTGCCACGGCGGCTACGACCCTGTCCTGCACGTTGAATTCTGGGTGCTGCCGGTGCCAGCCGAGGAGCCACTTGCTCACTCTATCGTCCATTCTGCGGGCATTGCACCAGCGAAAATTGCCAAGCAGAAAATCCTTGGTCCAAGGCCAAGGAAGATTCATTTCGCGTTGTAGACGGATACTTTCCCTTTCTTCGACCCAATAGCAGAGGATATCGACCTCCGCCTTGAGTAGTTGATTCCGGCGGCGGATGATCGTAGCCATGGAGCCTCCCTGCTACGCACGCGGGGGGATGGTCAGTCCCCCCACGCACGCCTGCGTGCCTCAGGTCACCGAAACGTAGCCCGCCTGCACGCAGACCTGGAGGAAGCCGGGCAGCGACGGGAGGCTCGCTTCCCTGCCGGCGTCCAGGTAGTCCTTCACCGTCTTGGCCTTCCGCAGCACCGCCCACTTCTGGGCACGGAACGATTCGGCCTTGAACGGGACCTCGGTCTTCAGAACCTTGATCTTCTGCTCGTCCTTGTACCGGGCCTCCCGGGGCGGCGGCGCCCGGCGGGCCTTCGGCTCTTCCGCATCCTCGTCTTCGTCCGCGGCCGGCTTCTTCACGATCTTGGACTTCTTGGCCGGCGGGGCTTCGGCCTTGGCCTTCGCCTTGCCCTTCTTCGGCGGCGGGGCCTCTTCTTCGACCTCTTCCTCGACCTCCTCTTCGGCCTCTTCTTCGACCTCCTCTTCGACCTCGGCCTTGGCCTTCGCCTTGCCCTTCTTCGGAGCCGGCGCTTCGGCCTTCGCCTTGCCCTTCTTCGGCGGCGGGGCCTCTTCGGCCTCCTCTTCGGCTTCCTCCTCTTCCTCTTCGTCCTCTTCGTCCTCCTCTTCTTCCTCCTCTTCCTCCTCGGCTTCCTCTTCGACCTCCTCCGGTTCCGGCGCCGGCTTCGCGGCCGCCTTGGTCTTGCCCTTCTTGGCCTTGTTGTCGTTGAGGACGAAATTGCCCTCGTCGTCGGTGGACAGAGTCTGGTTGCGCTCGGCGAGGAGGCCGGTCAGCTCCTTGCGGGCCGCCGCCACGTTCTTCACCTTGACCTTGGTTTCCTTGATCTCGGTCAGGACATCGGACAGATCCTGGGCGTCCAGCTCGCTGATATCCACTTCGTTCGGCATGACGAACTTGCTCCTGGTGATGCACTGCGATAGCGCAGCGCCTTCATTATAGCCCGTAGAAGAAGGACACGCAATACCCTATTTTCGTCTTGCGCTGTCTAAATACCAGTGCTCCCAAATCGTCCAGAACCGCGGTCAGAAGCCGCCAGTTCATCTTCGGAGACCACGTTGATCGTTGCCCGAATAACCGGCGACAACACCGCCTGAGCAATTCGCATTCCCCGTACTACTTCGAACACCCGATCTCCCGTGTTCATCAGGATAATCAGCAATTCCCCCCGATAGTCGCTGTCCAGTGTCCCCGGGCTGTTGAGGACAAAGACATCATTCTTTGCCGACAGGCCGCTGCGGCTGCGAATCTGTAATTCGAATCCCTGCGGAACCTCAAACCTGAGACCGGTGTGGATGATTCGCTTGACGCGGGCGGGGATGGTGCAGTCTTCGGCCGCAGGAATGTCGAAGCCGGCGGCCCCATCCGTGTGATACCTGGGGACTTCGTGGTAAGCATGGGCCATCAGGGCCAGCTTGATGTTGACAGTCATCAGGGATTCGATACGCATTATTTCCGTTCCTTCAGAAAGGTGATTACACGAGCATGAGCCGCCTCGGTCAAGGAGGTCATGTATTCGGTCGCCGACCGCTGTGGGTCAGCTCCCGGATTCCGGACAACCAGGGTCGCCATCGTTATTGCGAGAACCGTCTCGAGGACGATCATGGATTCAGCCAGCGATAGATCGATGCTCTCCATTCTGTCGAACATGAGGGCAACCGTTTCTGTCGCAATCAGGTGTGTCCGATCGCTAGGCATTCCCCACACCTCGCGACTTCAGTTTGTCACCCGGCAGAGTCAGGTAGCTGGGGCTGGCCCTTTCTCCGACCAGATAGTGAACATTCGGGGTCACCACCCCTCCGGAATGGAACAGCGCGGGGGGAGCCACTCCCTTGACGACGCGATACCACGCATCTCGCATTGCCGCCGATTCACTGTGGAAAGGACCCCCCTCGCTGTGGCCGACCATCCAGTACCAGCCGCAGAAGATAGGCGGGTCGCCGTCTGCCTTCATGCTGTTCCACAGTTTCACGATGGCTCGATTCGCATACATCACGTGTACGCGTGACGATGTGAGACTCTGGTTTATGGAATTTGTGAGCTTCATTTCTAGTCCTCCCAGTAGCCGCCATCTCGGGCCCGAATATCCCATTTCTGGGCCTCATTCGTATGCCTTGCGCTGTCCTCCTTGTCCCTATCTTTGCGGGCCAAACCGGCCAGCTCCCAATGCTGATCAGCTTTCCGTCGACAGTATTCTTCACTGAAGAATTTCATGATTCGTCCTCCAGTTTGAAGTGTGATAGAAGATGTTTGTGGGGTCGACTTCCGTACGAAACCCCCTCGAAGGATAGAAACTCCGCCATGCACACATCGTCCGGATGTGTTCCGAATCTGCCGGATAGTGCTACCCGAACGATGGCCTTTCTTCCTCGCAATCGTTCATTCGGGCCAATGTATTCGGCTCGAAATTCGGCATACGGAGGCAGACGCTTCGGCTCTGGCTTGGGCGGGGTTCGTCGGTTCAGGCGTTCAGCCGTCGGATTCGCTTCAGAATCGTAAAATAGCCCTGGACGACCGCCATACATCATAGAGAGACGCTGTAGTTTCTCCGCTGCCCGCAGCATCTGGATCGTCGTCATCTGCGACAGCACCCGAGATTCCACTTCTACGTACGACATCTCCAGCATCTCGAGTTCCGTCACCTTGGATGCAGGCGGATGACAGGTTTCAAGATCCAGGTCAAGTTTCTTTTCGGGAATCTTTTCCCACGGACGGGGGCTGTCCCACCACCTACGGTCTCCCGGTTTCCTGGTCATATCCGATTCACCGCCGCAAAGGTGGACAAAGGCATCACGTCAGGCCTGTCCGGATCAGGCTGCCACTGACATTCGGCTGAGCTGACCACCCGCCCGTTGGTCAGTAGAAAGAGCTGCGTCCACGGCTCTTCAACATCATCCCGTATGCAGATTCCCGTAATCCGCTGCCCGGAATCGTAGTTGAATATGATATTCGCATACTTCCCAAGAAACCGCCCCTGCGTCGGAAACTTGGTGAAGCCTACGTTCGGATGCACGCCCATGTTAATCCTCCCGAATACCCATGAACACGGGGAATCGCGGCTTATCCTTGACCCCCACTGGCTGAAACTTATACTTGACGATCTTCCCTACCGGGGGATTTCGCCAGAAGAAGGCGCAGGTATCTTGATCCATACCTGTACCTATTTCGAACTCCACGCCGGTGACCAAATCGCGGCATCGTAGAGCTCCTGTTGTCCCCTTTCCTACCTTGTTAGCTTTGTGACTCGTGCGCTTGCTGAGGCCGAGTTCGTTGATCGTGGCCTCGTTTCCGTTATGTCGCTGTTCGACGATTCCTATGATTTCCGCTTCGGAATCCTCGAACCGTTTCATCTTGATCAGACCCATCTCCTTCATGGTACTCTGACCGAACTTGTAGGTCGCATTGGGATTTCGCAGCATAATCCCTTCGTACCCTTCCCGCAGGCATTTCGCTTCATACCCCAAGACTTCACGCTCGCTGCGCAGTACGCGATAGGGCAGTCTGCGGATTCTCACATAGCCTTCGCCATCTTCTGCATCCACGAGGTCGGTGTCTTCCGGAAGTGAACTCAGCCTCGTGGTGTACGGGTCGCGGCTGTTCCACCAGTCGAATACCCAGAATGTCACGGGGGGTGTTCCTCCCTGTGTCATGACCGCGCTGGTTGTCCGATTGAAAACACCCGGTCCAAACGACAACCCGGCAATCAGCTCTCCGTCCAGTCCTTCGTACGCGCTATTGTCGAGCGCGTCCCGAGTAAATCTGTTGGGAATACGCTTCAGCTTTCTGCTGACGAGAAATCCCCCCAGGATCAAACCTCGGATCCCATCCAGTTTCGGGCTGCCGATTAGTGGATATCTCAGGATGGAGAGATCACCGACATCCTTGAGTTTCGCAGACCTCATGGGGCGGACTGGACGGATAGCCATATTCAGTTCTTCCTTGCGGCCGGAACCGCTTCTTCGAATGTTGCCCGGATCAGTAGTCGGGTTGGAAAGGTTTCCCTGAAGTGACCCGGTTCAAAGTTCAGGAAAGCCTGGGTACCGTGCTCGGGCATGAACAGCAATGCAAGCACGGTTTCACTCGTGACCGCCGCGACGCTGGTTATCCCCACGTCTTCACCGTAGTAGTATTCTCCCGCCAAGATGTCCCCGTAGTTTTCCTCCATGTGTGGGATCTGTTGAATGTCGGGAGACTGGATTAACTTAGGCATGTAGACCTCCTTAGCCGGTGCGGCGCGGCCAGCATAGCACGCGGGCGCCTCAGGGACCACAGGGCGGGTTCTTAGTCACCAGCCCCTTGTAGTCGCCACATTTGGGGCACTGAAGGATCACGCTCGACGGCCCGATGGGCACTACCCCCAGACAAGGATGGTCACGTTCCTTGCTGGCGCAGTGAGCTTCCCTTATCTTCAAGTAAAGGTCGGCCTCCAGTTTGGTGACTGGCGAGGGGGTGTGGCACAAGGTGATGCTCATGGCTTTTCCATCTCCTCTATCCAGGCCAAGGCGTGGGCAGTCACTACCCGGATTATGACTTCTTCTCGCTGGTCATAATCAAGATTCCAATACTTGCTTCTCCCGATAACGGGATTGCGAATGTTGGCGCATAGGTCGGACAAGAACTCCCTTGCCTTTGGAGTGTAGTCCAGCCCAAGCGACAGAAAGTCTATCACTCTCGAGTGTGAGTGATAACGGATGGCCTTTGCTATATTCGGGCCAGTGACATTCACTTTCTTTCCCCACGCGGAAAGGATATTGGCTGCCCCCGAGGGACAAGCGGACATCAGCTGGAGGGTGCGGCGGACATCAATGCTTCGTGGATTCGCCATTTTTCATATCCTCTATATGACCGTCGATTATCTTTGCCAGCCCAGCCACCAGTTCTTTCATGGACTGGAGAGATGTGTTGCTGGCGAACACGACTGGGACTTCCCCGCCGTTGGGGTTGTTCATCTCAGGTGCGCAGATCACCAGAAGTATGTGTCCTTCTGGGGTTTTCTCTTGCGCGGCATCCATCATTTCTTT